TTTAGTATACTCTGAATATCTAGTTTTGATAGAAGATATATCTCCTTTCCAGTATGAGTTTAGTTTACTTCTAAATAATGTAAATGATTCTGGTATAGATTCTACCATTGCGTTTACCGATGCAAGACTAGCTCTAAGAGTAGCCACATCTCCAGTAAAAGGTGCACGTGCAAAAGCTCCTAGTGCCGTAGCAACAGGTCTAAGAAACGTTGCAGTAGCTGTACCCATAATTGCTCGAGCTGGTGTTTTAGGGCCAGATAGAATACTATTAGTCATGACACCTTCTAATTCTCTAATAAGAGTACCAGTACGGTCTACACCACCTTGCTCTAACTTACCACCTAATAACACGTTTCTTGCCCATCTGTCGAAGTCATCTAAACTGTTTACGTCTTTCATCATTGAGAAAGCTTCGTACATAGCCATAAGTAAATCTTCGTCATCATCTGCAATCTTAAGTACAGTCTGTATAGCTTCTTTTGAGTTCTTTACTTCTTCTTTTAAAACTTGCTCTATAGCATCCTTACGTTTTTTACCAGCACCTAACTCTCTAAATGAGTCAGATTTTATCAGTCTAGCCTTTTTTGTTTCATACAAAGCAGTTAGCATAGTATCTACTATTTGCTTTGTTGGGCCGTCTACAGTGCTTATATCTACTATATCAGCTATCTCTCTACCAGCTATACCTGTATCCTGTAGTTGTTTTAAAAGTGTACCTACAACTAAGTCACCTATAACTACGTTTTTAGATGTCCAAACTTCCTGACCATCTATAACATCATTTGTTTCAAATAAGTTTTTTAGGTATTCACCGGCAGACATATTTGACGCATCTCTACCGTTTGTAATAGCTTGATGACCTTCTATAGCTTCTCTAAACTTAGCAACAAGTGCTTGCCTGTTGCCTTTTACAGCAGCCATTTCTTTAGCAAACTTTTCGCTACTCATCAAACTTCTAGCGATACGTTCGATTGTTGCATCGTCAGATCCACTTTTTAATGCTATACGCTCACGTTCTACTGGTGTAGTAACAGAGCCTGCTGACCCTTCTTCTGAGCCCCACTCGTTACGTGTACGTGATAGCTGTTCACGAGCTTGCTGCGGGTCAACTTCTGATATGTGTGCCCCTTGGTGTGGGTCAGCTACTGGCCTGTTTTTATCAGCCCTAAACTGTACCTCACCTTCACGCAGTTGTGCTATGCCAGCTTCTATAGTTTGTTTATCTATACTTTTGTTACGTGCTTTGATTTGATCTACAGCACCTTTGCTACCTTTTTTTAGTGTGTATGCAATTCCATCAAACAATAGACCTATGCCCATACCTTCAACAATGTTTTTTATTTTCATCATTACAGGATGGTCTGTATCCTTTGTTGCTAACGGTGTGTCAGCCCAGCCGTATCTTTCAGATAGTGCACCTAAAGCGTTCTGTTCGTCTGACTCTTTTGATATAAGGTCAGACACAGCACCTACAGCTGCACCACGAGCTAGACTGCTACTGGTAAGACCTACAAGTCCAGCTGGTACAGTTACAAGACCGGTTGCTGCAACAGCCTTAGCTGCTCCGACTGCTCCGACTGCAAGTGTACCAAAGTGTACTAGAGCTCTTAGTTGTTTACCCCACCATGTCTTGGTTTCAATAGGGTTGTCATAGGAATCAAATGGTGTAAATTCTGGTTTGTAGAAACCTTTTTCTTGTTTCTCTCTTTGCATTTCTCCTGACAACGCATCTATTGTACGCTCAGGAAATGTTGCTAATGATGATGCCGTATCTTGTAAACCGCCCGACAGTATTGACTGACCCTCTTTGATAAGTGCCTTAGCACCCCAAGTTTCAGCATTACGTGGGTCGATTTGTTCAGATACAGCTTGCTCTTCTGCCTGTACTTCTTCTTCTTGTCTCTGTTGCTTTTCTTGCTCACGTTGAGTATAGATGTCTATAGCATCTCTAGCAGCAGATATACCAGCATCTATTGCTTCATCATCAACTCCATTATATCCATAGGAATTTGTCATGTGTTTTACTTAAACAGTTTTGTTCTTTCTCTTATTTCGTCTGCTTTCTCTTTTTTCTGTTTTTCTTTGAAAGCCTTTACGTTCTTATTAGTCTTTTGCTCTTTATCTAGTTTCTGTGCTTTTTCTAGTTCAGTAAGTATAAGATCAGCAACAGGTTTAGATAGCATATTTAACTGACTAAATTTATAGTCAGCTAATCTAGGAAAGACCTCTTTCATAGCTTCTATTTCTGCTTCACTGAACATAGTTAGATCAGTTACAGAAAGTTGACCTTCTTCTACCTTCATACCACGTATGGCGTTTCGTTGATTTAGTTGAAATCTTATAGACTCAAACACAAGAAAGTCTTGAAAATTAGCATCAAACTGTAAAGCAGGGTTATCTTCTAAAAACTTTTTAAATACTGGTTGGTCAAATAACTGTACGATTTGGCTACCTGTAATACCATACTTACCAAACTTAGCGTCAGGGTTTTGTAGAGCTATGTGGTAAAGATCTCTGTTCATGTTTGGGCTTTCAATACCTCCCAACCTAGTTACAGTGGGTCTGTAAAGATTTAGATCTTGGACTGTAAATCGCAAGTCTGGATCTATACCAAATCCGGGTAATAAATCTGCCGCCTTAGCTTGCAAATTATCCATAAAGTTATCGAACTTACTATTGTTACCGTAGTCAACATAGTCATATTCTGTAAGACCGGCTCGACCTTTTTCAGCGGGTTTGTAAGCAAAAGCCTGTAAGATTTTAGCACCCATAGGTTCGCCATCAATCGAAGACTTTTTAGTCATTAAGTTCATTGTACCGACTAGACCGTTTGTATCTTCAAACTGCATCTCGTCAGCTGTCATAAACTCTCGTCTAGGATCTACATAGAAACCTTTTTGAGGATCATCTTCAAACACACCTAAAGCGTTAAGTCGTCTAAACATTAACTCTCTTGGACGCATCAAAGATCCATCTTTATCTTTTACCTTAAACTCTGACCACCATTGTATTACTTCTTTGTGTAGCTCTCCACCGCTTCGTACATAAAGCAGAGACTTTTCTAACCAAGGAGCTTCACCGTCATATACTGTGTTAGAGTCTACTGTACTACCCTGACTATTTTTATGTAACTGTATAAGATCTTGTTTCTGGTATGCCAACTTAGAACTATTAACTACAAGTGTAGCATCATAGTCACCGTTGTTTAGTTTATCTATTATTTCGTCTAACTTTGTCTGTACAAATAGTTTTGGATCATTGCCATTATCTACATGTATTTCAAAATCAGATTTACCACCCGGATTTTCTGCACGTATGAGAGAAGCTTTTAACTCATCTTTTAGAGTAGTGGCTAGAAAATAATCTTTAGCATCTAAGCCACCTACCTTTTTCTTTTTGTAAATAGCTACTTCTTTTAGTATAGCACCATCAAAACCATTTATTAAAGCTGCATTTTTAAGTTGTACATCAACGTCTTTGTTGCCTAAGTAGTCTATTGATGTTTCTAAGTCAGTTATAAATTTTGGTTTAATACCTTTTATAGGATGATTAGGAACCCAAAGGTTTGGATCTCCATAGTAGCCTTGTATAATTTTAAAAGCTTCGGCAGCATTGACTTTTCTATTGTTTTTAGCAGCTAACTCATACAATGCTTTAACTTCTTTCTCGTAAGGTCTTTGTAGTTTTTTATGTATCTTACCTTCTTCCGTGTTTTGCAACTCAAACTTTCTTTCAATAGCGTCATCAATCGCTTTTACACGATTAGATACTTTTAAAAAGAAATCGCTTTCTGGATCTAACGAGGCCGTATAGTCTCTAATATTTGCAAAATCTGTTTGAGTCGCAAAATCTGAATAAGGTAAATCTTCTAGTACAGCATTGGCTTGTGCAATAGTTATTTGGTTATTATCAAGTAACTCTGCTACTTTATCAAAATAGTAATCATTAGCCTTAGACATGTCTCCGTTGAATCCATAGGTAGGAGCAATAGAAATCTGTTTAATTATACTATTTTTATCAGTAAACGTAGTTAAATCTTGACCATTTTCTGGGGAAATGTTTATACTTTGTGCTGATAATTTAATTTTATCATCTAGTATTTCCTTCTGGTTAGCCTTAATATTATTATTAATCTGAGTAGTCAAAGCATAGCCATATCTACGTGCTATGTTGTCAATACCGGGCTGTACTATTTTTAAAAGAGTTTTTTCGTATCTACCAGACTCAAGATCAAAACCTCTTTCTAACGCTTCTACGTGTATCCTGTTGCGTATAAGTTGTTGTACAAACTTACGCATCTCTACACCTTCTTGCACGTTAGTCAAGGAATCATGACCTAACTGTTGTAATGCACTGGAGTAGATAGACCCTATAAACTCTTCGTCATTATACTTAGCAAAGAATGTTTTTAAATCTACATCTTCGTCAAGATCAAAGTTAAGTTGATTTAGGATCTCCTGTACTTCTGCTATTCTAGTATCTTCGTTGTTACCTATAAACTCTGCTAGCTTAAGACCATTGAAAGATGTTTCATTATCAGTACGATTAACAAGCTCGTTTCGATTCTTTCTATCTTCAGCATATTTGTAATCGTTTAGCTTCTTTTCTAACTCTTCAGCTTTTATAGCCTTAACAAATTCTTGTGCTTTACCAGTTATATCAGCTATGTATTGTAATCTCTTATCTCTTGCTGCATATCTATTCTCCTCTATTTTCATCATGTCATTATAGAACTCCTTAGTGTCCTTAATGTTTTCGTCAATCTGTTCGTTGACGACAGCTGTCATGTCAGCTTCTGTTGCTAGATAATTAGTATCACTAATATCGGGTATCTCGTCTTGTGGAGTACCGATGACGTTTCCGTAAGATGAAGTCATTAGTTTAATAGATTAATTAGGCCAGTTTCTGGTGCAAATATAGAAGAAGCCATACCTACAACTTGACTTGTAACGCTAAGGAATCCACTAAATCTATCTGTTGGTGATAACATTACAGGTGCACCGTATGATGCTGGTATACCCAGTGCCTCACGTGCTTTTGCGTTCTTATTCAAATACTTACGTCTTGCACCTTCTTGTGCATACGCCATGTTTCTACCAAAGGTTGCGTTCATTACACTATCTACTTTGGCTCTGGTTTTTAGATAATCCATATAGGCGTTTCTACCAGCTGCTCTAGATCGACCACCCTGTAAGGATCTACCGTAAGCTTTGTTTCTATAAAATTTAGTAGCAGCTGCCTGTACAGCCATTCTACCTTTACCTTGCTTATATAAAGCTTGGACATAGGCATCGCTAAGGTCACGTCCATATCCAATTAAGTTTCTAGTTTGTGTTCTTTTTAAGCTAGTCTCTTTGTTAAAAAACTTCAGTGCCTGTTGAGCATACACTGCGTCTTTCTCTCTAGCTTTTTGTCTTTGCTGGGCTCTGAGTCCCGCATTAGCATCTACGCACACGGCAAAATTCAATAAATGTTACATTGTTCGGCCCATGTTTTAACTTACGTAAAAACTTAAAGCCAAGAAACTTTAGCAGTTTTAAATGTGCTTCGTTTCGACTGTCAACTATATTCCAAAGCAAAGGCTCTGTACGGCTATCGACATACCGTTTTGCCTGTCTTGCAAATAAAGTTGGTTGTTCATGGATTACATTGGTGCATAGCATCCAAATATCACCCTCTCTACCTACGCCTGCCATACCAGCAGCCTTGCCGCTAGGCGACGTAAAATAAACTGTAGAGGCCACTGTGGACATCGCTGCTAGATACGTTAGCGGATCCATTCCGTGGCCCTCTGAGATCTCTCTGAAGTCCTCTGAGCGTAAATTAGAGGCCACTTCTAGAGCAGCCTTCAAAGTTATAGGGTGAATGTATTTACTTTTCAAGGTTTTCATATATCGGTTCAAGTTTTTCTATTGTGTCTGCCATCCAAGGCTCCCATGGCATTTGCTTCATGCCCTTTTGGACATATCTTTCATACCATCTGTTGGTCTTCATTCTCCAATAGAAGTACCTGAGTTCTGTTTCTGTAAGTTGTATGTTATACACGGCGATAATATTTAGGTGAATAGTCCCCTTCCCAAGACATTGATCTTAATGTAGCTGGGGCAGGGTGTGAGGACTTGAGTTTTATCTCAACGTTTGTGTTTTTCTCGTAGACTGGGACAGTCTGTATAAACTCTTCGAGATATGGTGCATCAGATGCGTCGTACTCGTCGAGCTCTGTTGATTCGTAGATTTCTGTGTAATCATTTTTACCTACTCTTTCAAGTGTTGTTTCGTATAGACCTATCTTACCAAAGTGAAACTTGACTCTATGTAAAACTAAAGATGAGTTTACGTCTGCTGTAGATCGTGCACCATCTATTTTTGTAGGATAGAGTGTTGGTATCTTAACTTCGTATGGATAGATATAGCCTATGGTAAGTGTAGCACCAGACCAGTTACCGGGTAAAGTAAAACTTGTACCTGATACTGTAGCCTTGGCGTACCGACCAACTCGTGCAGAGCTGGTATTTGTGTCAATCACAACTAGATCGTGGTTAGGTGTGGTAACTGTATTCAACCAGCTGACACCAGTAAAGGTAGTCAGATTCGTAGTTGAGTTAAAGCTGCCGCCGCTAACAGTAGTATGATTATCCACATGTAATAAGAAGTCGACATTATCTTGTACTATGCTAGGGTCTGTTTCAGTCTGCACTAGCTTGATACTTTGTAGATAATAGTCACTATCTAAAAAGAAATACTCATCATTGATAATAAAATGATATGTCAATGGGTTATTGAGCTTCCATTTGAACCATGCAGCCTGTGATCTTTTTTCTGCCGTTTGGAAATACTTATAACCAAAGACAGTATCTGTTCCTGTTTTACCTATCAACACAATAGAGTTTTCTCTAGAGTTAGTCATTAGGTCTATGTTCTTGGGTAGTAAGGTAGGAACAACTTTACTTACTTCAATTATATTAGGCTCTCCTTCTCGTGCTGAGTTAGCCATCTCATTGAATCTACTAAACTTACCAGAGTTATCTATGTAAGCCACTGTAGTTCCTAGAGATATAGGAGGCATGTTTTCATTATAGTTGAACGTAGCTATACTTCTCAGTTTAGCTGTGTCAGGGTTGAATACTGTATCATCTGATGCCAGTAAGAACTGTTGGTTTGTACTAAATACAAGTAAACCAGCATTGATTTCTATACCATCAAACAAGTCAGATGGGAACATGGATGCAGCTGATATATCTACAGGGTCAGATACTGATACTGTCAGGGCTGTTTCTATAAAGAAGTTAGGAGTTCCTAACGTACCCGGTCGTGATGTAATTACATTCTCGCCTGCTAGAAACGCTAGCCGGTTACGAAAGAACAACACCTTGTTGATACGTTTACCTACAAATGATGGCATAGGATTAGTAAAGGTGTCACCGACATCCCTTTCTCCATATGTAAACTGTTTGACAGTAAATGTGGTTGCGGCTGTACGTTGTATAACTAATGGCATGTTAGTCAGGGTTGTAGTAATACCTGACTTTGCACACTCAGTCCAAGAACCATTACCATCTTTGTCATTTTGACCTTCAAACTTTAGATAGTAGTCATCTTCTTCTGATCGTAAAGCATTAGCTACTCTAACAATATAGCCATGTTTGCATTGGTTAGGTAGATTTTGTACATCATTGACAGAGCTTTGCATAACTCTCATCAAATCATTTTCAACTACATTAACAGTAAAAGCATTGTTACTAAAAATGTATATACCTGTACCTATGACTTTACAGCTGACTCCTGATATGGCATCTATTTCTGCTTTCAGTCCGCCAAGAATTGTATCTGCTGTAACAGCTGTTTGTGCATCAAACGGTGTAGGTTCTGGCCTAATCAACCCATCACCACTACTACTTACTGTGGCGTTAACCTGTGTAGTTTCTATCTCTTCTACACGTATAGTATAAGTTGCATTATTACCACCAGATGCACCACCTTGAGCTGAGTCTAGAGTTACAGTTACCGTATCACCTACAGCCCATCCTTCTCCACCATGTAGTAAAACTACTTCTCTTTGGTAACTACATCTATAGTTTTGACCATCAGGGCCGTTATCAAAGTTCTGTGAGTCGTAGTTAGGACTTACACCTTGCTGACCTAGAATATTAAGTCTAAATATTAAATTTTTCTTTGATCCTGAGTCGACACTAAATACTTGGGTTCCGATGCCGGGGCATGTTCCTGTACCATCTGACTCATCAAGTGTGTCACTTTGTATTTTAATACGTGTAGCACGACTGAGGCTTGTAACAGCAGCTGTACTAAATATATCAAGTCCATATTGTCTTCCGTTTTCTGTTCGTAATAATTCTAACATCGCAAAGTGTGGGTCAGGCGGGGCTTGTGACGAGCCTGTTTCTCCAACTATAGTATTAGAATTAGAAGAGTCCCTACTGTTAACAAATGTAGTATCATTGATAGTAAGGAACTGTAAGTTTTCTGGGTCACTTGTTGCTAAGTAGTTTTGTATAGCTGTCTGTCCACCTGTGCCGTAGGCTGTAGTCATTTGTAGTCCATCACTACAACGCCATACACGCACCTGACCGTCAGCAGCTACTTGTCCTATATAAGATCCCTCTGTCTCGTCACGAAAGTAATGAAACCAAGACCCACCACTTTGTACATTGGTAAGTGCATCGGTTCCAATCCTTTTAGCACCCGGTCTTTTGAACAGTCCATTAGTAACATCTGGTATAGCGTTTACTATGTCTGTGACTTGGCCGGGGAACTTTAGGTTGTCAGGCTGTTCTGACATACCTAGTGAGAACTGAGGGATAGTTTGTGTTACGCTTGCCATTATCGTCTAAGGTTTCTCCAAGGTTGGTAAGTTTGATATGCAGTGCCCTCTGGGAAGCCCATCATGCTGAAGTCTCCTTGGTTACACTCGTATTCTTGTAGAGCTGCTCTTGCTAAACCAGCCTGATTACTAAGTAATCTAACAAGATTTGGGTTTGCAACAAGCTGTGTCGCAGCTGCTGTCATAGCTCTGTATGTAATAAATCGTCTGAAAGGTATAGGTAAATCTTCAAACGCATATAATCTGACAACATCTAGATCTATGTCACCATCAAACTCGTCTGTATGATCTATCTTGTCGTACAGAAATCCATTACGACGTACGAGGTCATGATGTCTACGAGCTTGGTTGTCATGTAAATCCATAGAAAGTATATCATTACCTATTGCAATCTTCTTGTTTGCGTCAGGTGTAAACTTTACATGATATTCTGTGTTGAAATGCCACCCTTCTGCCTGCGTGTCTACGTTGGCATCACGGAGTAGATTGAATATAAGTGATACTTCTGGGTTGTCAAAGTTTAGTGTTGTCTGTGGTGATTGTCCGATAGCTCCCAGTATAGAGTTCACTGCGGATAGTTCGGTATCGGTGTCAATAGTTGTGGTAGCCATAAGA